GTAAATCTACAATGCTTGATGCATTGTGTTTTTCTTTGTTCGGTAAAGCATTTAGAAGTATTAATAAACCACAACTAATTAATTCTATCAATCAAAAAGATTGTATTACTGAATGTGAATTTGATATTGGTAATAAGAAATATAAAATTGTTCGTGGTATCAAACCTAATATCTTTGAGATATATCAGGATGGTGATTTAGTAAATCAAGATGCCGCAAGTAGAGATTATCAAGAATACTTAGAAAAGTTTATTTTGAAATTAAACTACAAATCATTTACACAGATTGTTATCTTAGGTTCTGCATCGTTTGTACCATTCATGCAATTATCTGCAAATGATCGTAGGTCAATCATTGAAGATTTATTAGATATACAAATATTTTCTACAATGAATACTGTATTGAAAGATAAGATATCTGGTAATAAAGATCAGGTTACAGATAACAATTCTAAGTTACAAATTGTAGAAGCAAAGATTGAAATACAGAATACTCATATTAGAAGTATCCAAAAAACTAATGAAGAGAAGATAGAAGAATATGATAATCAAATCAAATTGTATAATACTGACATACTTGAATTACAAGAAAAAATACAGCAAACATCCAATGCAATCAATCAACTACAGTCAGACGTGGAAAACAAAATTGAGGTGGAGACTAGACTCAAGAAATTTACTAAAATTGAATCGCAGATTGAGAACAACTTATCCAAATATAAGACTGATATCGGTTTCTTTGAACAGAATGATAATTGTCCAACCTGTAAGCAAGAAATTGCCTTGGGGTTTAAAGAACAACAAATCAAAGATAATAAAGACAGGGTTTCCGAAATAGAATCTGGATTGAAAGTATTAGAAGAAAAACTATTGGCAGAACAAGAACGACTAAATGTAATCAATGTAAAACAAAAAGAAATACAGAAATTACAAATTAGTAATGCTACCAATACAACTTCTATTACAGAAACAAATAAGTATATTGCAAAACTAAATTCACAGATTGAAACATTGAAATCTAAACAAGATAATCTGGAAGCAGAAAATACTAAATTAAATGAATTGAATACTCAATTGGAAGTAATATTAGAGAAGAAGAAAGAATTGATTGATGAAAAAACATATTATGAAGCCGCTTCAGGTCTACTCAAAGATACTGGTATTAAAACTAAAATTATCAAACAGTATCTACCCATTATTAATAAAGTTGTAAACAAACATCTTGCCACATTTGACTTCTTTGTTAATTTTAATTTAGATGAATCATTCAAAGAAACAATTAAATCAAGACACCGTGATGCATTTAGTTATGAATCATTCAGTGAAGGTGAGAAACAAAGAATTGATATGGCATTGATGTTGACATGGAGAACAATTGCAAAGTTAAAGAATTCTGCAAATACTAATCTGTTAATATTAGATGAAATATTTGATTCTAGTTTAGATGCAAATGGTACAGAGTATTTAATGAACATCCTACATATGTTAGAAGATGTAAATTTATTTGTAATCAGTCATAAAGGTGATATATTACAAGATAAGTTTAGGTCAGTAATTAAATTTGAGAAGGTAAATAATTTTTCGAGGATAGCAAAATGAGTGATATTTTAACGATTGATACAGGATTTGGAGTTGCAAAACCAAAAGAAGAAGAGATTCTTCCATATGGATTAGTAGACCCATCACATCCAGCATTACATGAACCAATACCTGAATATGATGAAACTTCATTACCAAATATTCATATGTCTAATTTAATTAAACGATTAAAAATGACAATGAAACTATATGGTGGTATTGGCATCTCTGCCAATCAATGTGGTATAAGAGAACGAGTTTTCATTTTAGGTAATGAACACTTTCAAATGGCATGTATTAACCCTAAAATTGTAGAAACAGGCAAAGAAGTTGCCAAGTTAAAGGAAGGATGTTTAAGTTATCCTGGTTTAACTTTAAATATATCTAGACATACATCAATAAAAGTAGTATACTATACAGAGTCAGGAGAACAAAAAACACATGAATTTGATGGTATTACTGCTCAATGTTTCCAACATGAATTAGACCATATGAATGGAACATTATTTACTGAACATGTTGGTTCTCTTGCCTTGAAGATGGCAAAAAAGAAACAAGATAAAATGATTAAACAATATAGAAGAATGGTTAAATGAAGATTAGTATAGCAAGACTTCGTAGTGGTTGTAATTATAAAGAACCACTACATGATGTTATGGATTCTTTTTATGAGTTATATAAAGAATATATTAGTAAGAATACACAACACACATATGGCGTTTGTAATTTTGGTTGGAATTCTGATAATAGAAAATATATAGATGATATTGTTGATTCAGATGTAGTTATTATTCCTAGTGAGAATGAATTTCATCAACACATTAGTGGGTATGTTCATACAAAACAGAAAGCAAGGTCAGATGAATTTGTTGCAAAGATAGGTCAACATCTTAGTAATAAACATTTAGTAATTATACGAAGTGATAGAGCAGACAACGAAGAGTTATATCGCACAAGAACATTTAAAGATTATCCAATAGGTAAATTTTCAATCTTTGATGAGACTGATATACCTGGTGGTCTACATGGAATGAAATATCATTTTATTAAAAGTGCATATAATCCTTTATTTGAAGAGGAGAAGATTTACGATTTTATCTATTGGGGTTGTGATAAGAGAAAGTTAATTGATAATAAAGATAGTGGTGATACTAGACATTTATTTTTTCAGCAATTAAGAAAAGATAATAAAATTAAATCTTATCTAATAGGTAAATACAATAAACTTGAAGCAGATAGAAAAATTGATACTATGTATAATATATTATGTAATTTGCATCAAGGTAAATCAACTATATGTTTTAATTGGTTAGATTCTACTGCAGTAACTAGTAGATATCATGAAGCAATGGCCTGTGATTTATTGCCATTTGTATGGGACAACTATGATAGTAATAATACTATAATTGCAGATCAATGGCAAAGAGTCAATTCAATTGAAGAATTTTATGATAAGATGAATGAAGTAGATAGTAAATTTGAAAGTATTAAAGAATATTATTTAACAAATACTTTGAAACCAAGAGAGTGGTACTATACTAAATTTGAACAGAGAATGAATGAAATATTATGAATTTATTTGATTTTATTGAAGGTGAACAATCAGTTGAAACTATTAAGAAAGCATATAGTTTTGACTCCACAGATGACGTAGAAACTCAATGGACTAAATGGAGAGAATCTATTAATCCAGATGAGATAGAAGATATTACGGAAGATAGATTAAAAGAAATTATAATTAAAGATTTATCATTTGTATCGTCAATGGATGTTAAAGAATATACTCTATATCAAAAATGGTGTGAGGTACAAGAGAAATATCCAACAGAACAAGTTAATACTTTTGACGGTATAGAAAAACATTTAATTTATCCAGAACAGAAAAAGATAATTGATGAAGTTAAAAATAATATTTGGCGACCAGAATCTCCTGATGACTATCTAGATATAGAACCTGTATTAGTATATACAGATGATTCATATGAAACTAAAACAACTTCAGGTTCAATTGATGGAAGTGAATATACAAAGAAAGTTAAACGTAGTAATTTACCTGAAGTATGGAATACGGCAAGAACATTTATATCAACAATGAAGAACAATAGTAATATTGGTCGCAATCTTAATTTTTTAGTTAAAGATAATAAATCAAACAAATACTTAGGTGTAATTTGTATATCTTCAGATTTTCTTGATTTGACACCTAGAGATAGTGTTATTGGATGGGATAGAACAGTTAAGACACAAGGTCGTATGATTAATTATACTGCAATTGGTTCTACTATTGTTCCATTTCAACCTTTAGGTTTTAATTATGTTGGTGGTAAATTACTTGCCTTATTGTGTTTATCTGATGAAGTTCAAAGATTATGGAAAAAACAATATGGTGATGTATTAGTGGGTGTTACTACAACATCTTTGTATGGTAAAACTAAAGCAAATGGTTTATCTCAATATGATAATCTAGACCATTGGCAACCTATGGGATTTACTTCAGGTTCAGTTTCATTTGAACCTAGATCAGATACAAAGTATTTAATACGTGATTGGTTAAAAAAGAATCATACTCGTAAATACTTTGAATGGTATATTGCAAAGAATCCTGCAGGTCAACCATACAAAAGAGACCATAAGAATAGATCATTGAATTTTGTATATTCTAAACTTAATGTACCTAAAGAATTGATTCGTTCTGAACATGCAAGAGGTATCTATTTTAGTCCATTATATAATAATTCATATGAATTTTTGCGTAAAGAAATAGGTGAAGATCAATTAGTAAAATCTTTTGATACTAGTTATGAGGCAATAACTAAGATATGGAAAGAAAAACATGCCCGTGGTCGTATTGGTTTTCTTAAAAAGAAAAATAGAGTATCTACGGAAACATTGTTCTATGATGACCTTATTTGCCTTGATTGGAACAAAACAAGAGATAAATACTTACAACAAGTAGGTCGATAACAAAATGCGGCGAGTCTGATGACAGGTATTCCCAAATATTAGAATGGTTTAATTCCATTGAGCCGCTCCACTCCTCTTCTTAAAATCCTTTATAAATCAATAACTTATAAAACGCTTGACATTTGATTCGGTTAGTGTATAATGATTGTATATTAATAGAGAGAGTCATATGGAAAACTATTCTACCGAATCAAAATCACAATTAGCAAAGTTACTTGCCACTGAAAACATCACGGTTCAACATGCTAAAATTCAAACTGCATCGTTTAATCTAAAAACTCGTGTATTGAATTGTCCTATCTGGACTGATATGAGTGGTGATCTTTATGATTTGTTGATGGGTCATGAAGTTGGTCATGCATTGGAAACACCTGAAGAAGGTTGGCATGATGCAATTATTGAGAGTCAATCTAAAAACTTTAAAACATTTTTGAATGTTGTTGAAGATGCCCGTATTGAAAAGAAAATCAAACGGCGTTATTTGGTATTAAAAATCAAGATGTTAATACATTACCTTTTATTGATAAGATTAATCTTTATACAAAAGGTGGTACATTTTTGGGTATTACTTTTACTGATACTGAAACTGAATTATTAAGTAAAGTAGAAAAGTGTGAAACATGGGAAGATGTTGTCCGTGTTGCTGAAGAATTATTTGGTTATTCTAAAAAAGAACAACAAGATAAACAAGAAAATACTTTTAGTAATTTTACCAATGAATTTGGTAGTCATGAAGGATTTGATTCTGATATTTCAGATAATTTAGAATTTGATGATTCTGAAGATGGTAAAGAAGGAACTACTACAATACCTTCTAATGAACAATCTGAAGAAGATGGTAAAAACGAAGAAGAAGGCAATACACCTAATCGGTTCAAAGAATCTAAAGGTTCAATGGCAGACCAATATGATCCTGATTTTGAACCTATATGCGAAACTGACCAAAACTTCCGCAATAATGAAGCATCACTATTAGATGAAAAATGTAAAGAATATATCTATGTGAATATTCCTACTGCAAATCCTAAAGGTATCTTTACATCAGCAAAACGTGTTCATGAATTCTTAACACCAACAGTTTTTGAACCTCTTAATTATAATCCTGAGACTGAATTGAGAGAATTCAAGAATAAGAATGACCGATATATCTCATTGTTAGCAAAAGAATTTGAAATGCGTAAAGCTGCCAAATCATTTGCTAAGAAGAAAATATCTAATACTGGTGATATTGATATTAACAGTATCTACAAATACAAACTAGATGATAATATTTTTCGTAAGATGATGCAATTGCCTAAAGGTAAATCACATGGTTTAGTATTATTATTAGACCGTTCTGGTAGTATGAGTTATAATATGGCAGCATCATTAGAACAGATTTTAATTTTAAGTATGTTCTGTAAGAAAGTAAACATTCCATTTGTTGTATATGGATTTGGTAATGACATTACTGGTCGTATGTATGATATTGGTGGTTCATGTAAAGAACAATCATTTATTAAAAATGATAATGATATAGCATTTGAAGAAGTATTTTTACGTGAATACTTGAATTCTAGTATGAGTAGTTCCGAATATTTAAAATGTGTTAAGAATATTTTGATGTTAAAGAAAGTATATCAAAATGGTAAAGAATATATTCTTCCAAAATCTGAAGGATTATCTAATACACCTTTAACAGAATCAATGATTGCATTACGTGATCCAGTTAATGAATTTCGTAAAAGACACAATTTAGATTTAGTGAATTTATGTATTGTGCATGATGGTGATGCCGATTGGACTAATAGATATGTTCAAGAAGATAGTTCTAAAAGATTCTGTGCAATTACACAAAATGTAATTATTCAAGATAAGAAAACAAAATATCAAAAGAAGATGGATAATAATCGTTCATTACGTGCTGTTATATTTGATTGGTTTTCAAAAACTACTAATACTAAAATCTTTGGATTCTATATTACAAAGAAACCTACTCGTAGTTTTTTCTTAAATGAATACAGATATGAAGGTGGTTTTGATGTTGATGATATGGCAAAAAAATTAAATCCAGAATCACAATACCGTCAACGTGAAGAAATGTTAGATAAACTAGTAAAAGATATGAAAAAAGATAATTTTGTTATATCTTACAATACTGGTTATGATGCTTTCTATATTATTCGTGGTGGTAATGATGCTGTGATTGGTGATGAAGAATTAAAAGTTGAGGGTGATTTTACTGCCGGTAAGTTAAAGACTGCATTTTCTAAGTTAAATAAGGCAAAACAGTCTAATAGAGTCTTGGCAACACGATTTATTGAGAGAATTGCTGCATAAGTTGTTGATTTTTATAGTGAAAACAAATGCAAATAGTGCTTGACATTGGGTGATAGATGTAGTATAATATTAGTATATTAAATGAGATAGGAAATTATATTATGAGTAAGATTGAAGATCGTGAGAAGTTTATTAAATTGGCAATTGGTACTGGTAAAAATGCATTAAAGCGTAGTGAAATTCAATCACTATGCAAGAAAAATAGTGTTAAGTTTCCACAATGGATGACAATAGAATCTAATCGTATCGAGCGTGGACTATATAAAATACCAACCGATAATTCTATAGTGCAAATGGTCGCACAGGTCGTTAATATGAAAAAAGAACCAGTACCAGAAGTTAAACAAGGCAATCGGATTACTAATGTTATTACCGATTTGGAAACTAATAATTTAGTGCCTTCAATTTATAAGAATTTTGTACCATTTGGTCACTTCAATGATTTATTAAATATTGTAAGTTCCAATCAATTCTTTCCGTTATTGATTACTGGTCAATCGGGTAATGGTAAAACAATGTCGGCAGAACAGGCATGTGCCAAGATTGGTCGCAAGTTTGTTTGTATTTCAATGACACCAGAAACCGATGAAAGTGATTTGTTAGGTAACTATGTATTGATTAATGGACAGATGGAATGGCGTGATGGTCCAGTAACAGTTGCGGCACGACAAGGTGCAGTCTTGTGTATTGATGAGATTGATTATGGTGCAGCTAATCTATCATGTTTACAGCGTGTATTTGAAGGTAAACCATTCTTATTGAAAAAGAAAAATGAAGTAGTAAAACCTGCAGAAGGTTTTACTGTAATTGCTACTGCAAATACTAAAGGTAAAGGTTCTGAAGATGGTCGTTATATGTTTACTAATGTATTGAATGAGGCATTTTTAGAACGATTCTTAATTACAATCGAACAAGAGTGGCCATCTGTTTCAGTAGAGAAGAAAATTCTAGTTAAGGAAATGTCATCTGTTGGTAAAGATGATAATGAATTTGTAAATAAATTGGTAACATGGGCAGATATTATTCGTAAGACATTTGCCGAAGGTGGTGCTGATGAAGTTATCTCTACTCGCCGTTTGGTACATATTGTTAAATCGTTTGGTGTCTTTAATGATAAGATGAAAGCAATTGAATTATGCTTGAATCGTTTTGATGAAGATACAAAAAGATCATTCTTAGATTTGTATACTAAGATTGATGAAGATGCAAAACCTACTATTGAAACAGTTGTGCCTGAAAGTAGTTTGGCTGAAGAGATGTCAAATGCAGTTATTGGTAATCAATAACATTTGCCTGTAAAAGTGTTGACATGTATATGATATTGTAGTATAATAGCTGAAATTGACAGAGAAGTGTCGCCTCTGTAAATTTAATTTAATTGCGACACAAAACTAAATTGGAGTATTATTATGAAATCAAATCGTTCACAAAACGAAAAACTACTTGACTTTTTCAAAACTGGTAAAGATATTACTGAGAATGTTGCTAAAAGCCGTTATGGTATTGAGCGCTTCTCTGCTCGCATTGCTGAATTGCGTGCTGAGGGTTATAGTATCTACCGCAATAGCAAAAAGACAACCAATGGTGAGACTATCACTGTTTATCGTTTAGGTACGCCTAATCGTCAGATGGTTGCTGCAGCTTATAAGGAGTTGGGTGCTGCTGCATTTGCCTAATCTGTAGTGTAAATTTTATGGAGTGATGCATATATAAATGTGTCACTCCTTTTTAATAATGGATATACTATGGAAATTAAAGTTAAGTTAGAAGATTTAAAACAGTTTAAGTTGTTTGTGGCAACACCAATGTATGGTGGTATGTCATATGGCATGTATATGAAATCGTGCCTTGATTTACAAGTAATGATGATTAAGTATGGTGTTGATGTTAAGTTTTCATTTTTGTTTAATGAATCTCTTATCACTCGGGCACGTAATTATCTTGTAGATGAATTTCTCCGTTCGGAATGCACTCATCTACTCTTCATTGATTCTGATGTTCATTTCAACCCGCAAGATGTAATTGCTTTGATGGCATTAGATAAAGAAGTAATTGGTGGACCTTACCCAAAGAAATCTATCAATTGGAATAATGTAGCAGAAGCAGCAAGAAAACATCCTGATCTACCACCAAAAGATTTAGAATATGTTGTTGGTGATTATGTGTTTAATGTTGTTCATGGTACTAAAAACTTTTCTGTAACTGAGCCACTTCAAGTATTAGAAATTGGTACAGGTTTTATGATGGTTAAACGTGAAGTATTTGATAAGATGCGAGAAGCATATCCCACTATTCGTTATAAGCCTGATCATGTTGGTCAAGCAAACTTTGATGGTTCAAGATATATTCATGCATACTTTGATACAGTAATTGATACTAAAGACTCAATCGTTGGTGGTGGTTCTGATCGGTATCTATCTGAAGATTATATGTTCTGTCAGATGTGGCGCAAGATTGGTGGAGAAATCTACTTGTGTCCATGGATGAAAACACAACATATTGGTACGTATCCATTCACTGGTAACATGCCTAAAGTGGCTGAATTGACTGGTAAACTATAATCATGCGATGTGATATAGATTACAAGTATAGTGAAGGTAGAATACTTGATGAATTAAGAGTCTATATTGATAACACTTACGGTGAACACTATTCACAAAATAAATTTCAGGCAACTGAGTTTATAATGGATAGTGGTCACGGTGAGGGTTTCTGTATTGGTAACATTATGAAATATGCACAAAGATACGGTAAGAAAGAAGGTCGTAACAGAAAAGACTTGCTAAAAGTGATTCATTATAGTATAATGGCTTTACACAATCACGATGAGTTGTATAGTAGTAAACCTAAAACAAATATTTAATTATGGAGTATATTATGAAGTTATCTGAAAAAACAATTGAAATCTTGAAGAATTTTTCTACAGTGAATGCTGGGTTCTTATTTAAACCCGGTAAAAGTTTTAAAACTATTTCTAGAACCAAAAACATCTTTGCAGAATATGTAAGTGAAGATGAGATAACATCTGAATTTGGTATCTATGATATGAATCAATTTTTAACTGTTATTTCAATGTTTAAATCTGTTGATATTACACATGAAGAAAAGTTTATTAAATTGGTTAGTCAAGATGGTCGTAATAAATTAAAATATTTTTGTTGTGATGCAGAGACTCTAATTTTACCTCCAGAGAAACCTGTTGCAATGCCTGAAACAGAAATTAACTTCAAATTAACAAAAGAAGATTATGATTGGATTAAGAAAATCTCTTCAATTCTTGCTTCAACAAACATTGCAGTTAAATCTGATGGTTCAAAAGTAAGTATTCTAGTTTATGATCCTAAAAATGATGCAAGTTCTTCAAATGAACTTGATATCTGTGACGGTAATGGTGATGTATATAATATTGTATTTAAAATGGAAACATATACAATGTATCCAGGCGAATATAATGTAAGTATCTCATCTAAAGGTGTATCTAATTTTAAACATACCGAATTAGATTTGCAATACTGGATCACATCAGAACCAGGATTATCAACCTTTACAAAGGGTTAATATGTTAATTTATTTTGAACGACCTGATGCTGGTAGTGTTGCAATCAATCCAAATTTTGTTATGTTAGTAGAAGCAACAATGGCAGGTGCTAATATTGTTATGGCAGATGGCGGTACTACTAAAGTTACAGGTAATTATATGGAAGTAATTGGTAGATTGAATGGTGAATTGAAGTAGTTTATTTTTTTATTATATTATGAGAGGTTATTATGGCTGTAAGATTATTGAATCAAGATACATTAAGTGATATATCTAGATGGACTATACAAATGTTATATCAGTGTCATAAAGACAATTTATTTTTTTATGATAGAGAAAAGTTACAGAGATTATTAGTTGAATGGGCAAAAATAAAAACTGATTCATATTTGTATACGTTATTTAATGGTGCTTCATATAAAGATCAATTTCAAATAGCTGATATTCAAGCAATTGTTAATGATCTAGAATCTGTATTAAATCCAAAAAAGAAAAAGAGATATGCATTTATTAAAGATAATTTAGATTATTTTCAGGATCTTTTAGAAAAAGGACACAAATACCTTGTGATTGATGGTCAGCATCGTATTCATGCAATTGCAAATTTCATTGACAATAATCACTCTTTTGATCCAGAAACAATAATGGAATTTCAAAAAGATGATGAAAACGGTAGTCTTTATCTTGAAGGTTTATGGGAAGATATAAATGAAGAAATTAGAGAGTGGATGTTAAACACTACTGTTAGTGTTGTTATCTATTCAAAAGGAAATTTAAGTAAACTTGCTAATGTTTTCATTACTTCTAATGAAAGCACTCCGATGACTAAACATGAAAAGAGAATGGTTCAATATAATGCTTTAAATCGAATGTTGACTGAAGAATGTTATCACGATCCAGTTATTAAAAAATTCTTTCAACTATTCAAAAGTGCTTTTTCTACTGGCCAGCATGACCTAAAACATAAGGGTGATACATTATTCTGTGCTGAAATGTTATTGTATACACATAAAAATGATTATCAAGGCATCAAAACAAATTCTTATGATCCTGAGTTATTGGATAATATGTTAGGTGATAATCCTACAGAATATGTCTCTAAAACAGGTATTGATTTGCATAAACAAACTATGAAAATCATGGCACAAGGATGTATTGATGCTTTTACTGATAAAGAAGCTAATAAATTTACTAGATCAAGTTTATATAATTATTATTATACTATTTCATTCTTATTACAAAAAGGTAATATGTGGAGTAAACAAAAAGGTTTTGAATTTGATGGTCAATATTCAATTGAAAATCCTGAAGGTTTAACAAAATGGTTTTTTGATGAAGAAAATAAGAGATTAAATCATAAAGATAATTTTATTACTATTATGAATTCTTCTGGTAAAGAGGTTAAACAAACACACAACTTCTCTTATCGTAAACATAATGAAGATCAAAAACACTCAAGTAAAGAATCTACAACAAAAGAAGGTGGTTCTAAATATACTTTTACAGATTGGGCTCGTGTTCGTTATCTTTTGAACGATTTGAAATCATCACTATCAAAACTTGAAACTCGTGGTTATATTAAAAAATTAGGTAATAGAACTAATACTATTGTTTCAAGAGAAACTATTTTGGTAGAAGAAAATATACCTTTGTTTGAACAAAAAAATTATGAAATTGATGAAAAAGAACCAGTTTCAAAAGGTGGTAAACGTGAATTTGGTAATGTTGATGTATTGCTGATAAAAGATAATCGCATCAAAGGCGCTCGTTCTACTAAAGGCAAAAAAGCTGCTTAATTATATTATGAAAGTTTATTATGAAACATTTATTATGGACAGAAAATTATCGTCCTAAAACAATTGAAGATTGCATACTACCTGAACGGTTAAAGACACCGTTTCAAGAGTATGTTAATCAAAATAGTATCCCAAATTTACTTCTATGTGGTGGTGCCGGTGTAGGTAAAACTACAGTTGCAAAAGCCATGTGTGAAGAAGTTGGTTGTGATTACCTTGTAATCAATGGTTCTGATGAGAATGGTGTTGATGTTGTTCGCAATAAGATTAAAAACTATGCATCTGCAATGTCTTTCTCCGGTCATCGTAGAGTAATCATTATTGATGAGTCAGATTATCTATCAGTCAATGCTCAAGCAGCATTTAGAAATTCAATTGAAGAATTTTCAAAGAATTGTTCTTTTATCTTTACATGTAATTACAAAACTAAGATGATTGAACCTCTACATTCTCGGTGTGCAGTCATTGATTTTACACTAAAGAATGATGAAAAAACTGAGATGGCAAGTCTCTTTTTCAAACGCATACAAACTATTCTTAAGACAGAAAAGATTGAGTTTGAACCTAAAGTAATTGCCGAAGTAATAAAGAAACACTTTCCTGATTTTCGCCGTGTAATAAATGAACTACAACGGTTCTCACAATTTGGTAAGATTGATACTGGTATTCTATCACAGATTACTGATGTATCGTTATCACAGATTGTAGGATTTATTAAAGACAAAGACTTTGGTTCAATTCGTAAATGGGTTGCAAGTAATGATGTTGATCCACAGACAATTTATCGTAAGTTATACGATAGTTTATATGAAGTATTACAACCTGGCAGTATACCTCAGGCAGTAATTATTCTTGCTGACTACCAATATAAACAAGCGTTTGTTGCTGATGCAGAGATCAATATTGTTGCATGTTTAACTGAATTGATGGTTAATCTGGAATTCAAATAATGAATCCATTTGATTATGTAAACGAAATATTGAAAGGTAAAAAACAACTTATTGTCGATGAAGTTACTGAAAGTGAATACGTTCCCTTTCTAGTAAACCGTAGTTTATCTTACCATGTAGACTGTATTGCCTATGCCAATGAGATGAATCGTAGGCACCATTTAGATAAGAAATTACAAAATGATTTTCTTATAAATACGATTAGGTCCAGAAAAAGACCATTTGCTAAGTGGATTAAGGCTGAAAAGGTTGAAGATATAGAATGTGTAAAGACATATTATGGTTTATCAGATGCCAAAGCTATTGAGGCGCTACGCCTACTTAGTGATGAACAAATCCAACAATTAAAAGAAAAAACCGATATCGGTGGATTGAGGAAATAGCATGGTAAATATTTTAGATTTTGTTGAAGTTAAACTTGAAAAGAGTGATGACTTCCTTAAAGTAAAAGAAACTTTAACACGTATTGGCGTATCTTCCCGGAAAGATAAGATTTTGTACCAGTCTTGTCACATTTTACATAAACAAGGACAATACTACATTGTTCATTTCAAAGAGTTGTTTGATTTAGATGGCAAACCTTCTAACCTATCAGATAATGATATTCAAAGACGGAATGCAATCGCTAAGTTACTGCAAGATTGGGGATTGGTAAAGATTGTTAATCCTAAAGTTATGGAAAACAATATTGCACCTATTCATCAAATCAAGATCATCGCATACAAAGAAAAAGATGATTGGGAATTAGTAAGTAAGTATAATATTGGCAAAAAACGTATTTAACATGGTGATTTATTATGAACAAACAACCAACAAAACTGGAAAACATCTTCAACGGTGAAATTGTCTTTTGTGAGAATGTGGAAGACATTAAAATCGTTGAAGGTTTAAACTTCATTAGAGTATTTACTGAGGAAAATATTAACAGATTTTTCTTAGTAAACCGTGCTGCATATAAAATTTTGAATAAATAACATTGTAACGCCTTCGGGGTTACATATTTTAACTCGCTTAACAAGGAGATTTTTATGACATTAACGCTTACATCTATGCCTCAAATGGTAACTCGATATATTGGATTTGAAAAATTGTTTGAAGATTTACAAACAATGACAGATTCATCTTCTATTGATAAATACCCACCTCATAACATTATTAAAATAAATGAATCTCAATACTTTATAGAATTAGCCTTATCGGGTTTTTCTAAAAAAGAAATTGAAATTATACTTAAAGAAAATGTTTTAACCATAACTGGTCAGAAGAAAGAATTAACCAGAGATGAAGTTAGTAGCTATCTGTATCGTGGTATTGGTACAAGATCGTTCACTAAGAAATTTCAATTGTCTGATACCATTGTGGTTTGTGCTTCATCATATATTGATGGTGTTCTTAAAATTATTTTGGAGAATGTTATTCCAGAATCAAAGAAACCACGCAAGATTGATATTCATTCTATAGAAATTCTTCCTATTAAACCACAAAATAAACCACAACTTTTGACTGAGTAACAACACGGCTCGGGCCTCTGTGAGTTGATTATCATACGCTCGAGTTCTCTTTACAACATGGAGATATTATGAAAGCAGATAAAAATTTCAGGTTGAATAAACCTGCTAAACGTGTATTGGCAACTATCCTTAATAAAGATGAATACACAATGTATAAGAAGTTTGCAATTGAAGGACAGATTGCTAAAGAACGAGCACGATTTGCAACCAAAAAAGAAAAAGTGAGTGGAGAATGATTTACGAAAGTAAAGTATTAGAAGTATGTGATAATGGTGATGCAATCATAGAATTAAATGAACAACTTTTAACTGATGTTGGTTGGTCTACAGGTGATGTTCTAGATATCAGTAAAAATGATGATGGTGAAATTGTCATCAAAAAAATTGGTAGAGAAATGCTGCATAACTCGGTAACTACATTCTTAGAAGCATGTGGTCAAACACCTTCAAAAGAAAATGCCGAATTATATTCTAAACTCATATCTGAAGAATATGCAGAATTTATGGAAGCATTTTGGAACAATGATGATGTAGAACAATTAGATGCCTGTATGGATATGATTTGGGTAATACTTGGTTATTGTAAGATGAAAGGTTTTAATGTAGATGGTGCATGGTCAGAAGTTGCCAATAGTAATTTGGCAAAGATTGACCAGAAGTCTGGTAAAGTATTAAAGAGAGAAGATGGTAAAGTTTTGAAACCAGAAGGATGGCAAGAACCTAATTTTGGTAAACATGTGAATAAGTCTTGACATACAGACCTATTCGTTATAAAATAGTATTTTAAACATTGAGAAATAAAATTTATGAATATTAGAACATTGGCAAAAACAATTGCAATCAAAGAAAATTTGACTAAAGCAATTAAGTATGATCTTCATTATCGTGATTTTGATGATAAAGTTGAATTGGTCGGTCTAGTTGACGATCCCAACTACAGCATGAACGATTTTCGTGGTCGTGAGATGTTGTTTCCAAAAAAATGGGTCACATTAGCAGTATTGGATCCTTCTTATAAGGTACAAGTATATGATTAAAATTATCGCATTAAAAAATGGAATAACTCTAATTGCTGAAACTGAAGTTGGCATGGGTTATTCTAAAGTAACAAAACCAGCTGCAATTGTTATGCAGAATTCTCCTACGGGTGAAAGTATGATTGGGTTCTCACCATATCTACTTTACGCAGAAGAATTTGATACAGGTATCACAATCAATAATGATAACTATATCGCTGTTCTCACGCCATCAATTGAAATATTAAATGCATATAACAAATATTTTGGTTCAGGAATTCAAATCGCAGATCCAAGTATTCTTAAATTATAATGGCAGATTTTTATACTAGTGTATTGGCTGTTGGCAACAACATCCTGTATCGTGGTGTAAAGAATGGTAGGAGTGTATGTCTCAAAGTAGCATATACTCCTACTTTGTATTTACAATCTAATAAACAAACTAAATTTAAATCACTCAACGGTGAGACACTTGAACCTTTAAAATTTGAGACAATGAAAGATGCTCGTGATTTCATTAAGAATTACGAACAAGTAGAAAATTTCAAAGTATATGGTAACTCACGATTTGAATATGCTTTCATTGCAGAAAATTTCAAAGGTGATATTGAATGGGATCAAGATAAAGTAAAAGTTGCAATTATTGATATTGAAGTTGGATCAGAGAATGGATTTCCTGATCCATATATTGCATCTGAACCTATCACTGCAATTTGTATTAAATACATTGGTGGTGAAAGTAAAGTATATGGTTGTGGTGATTACATCAATAATGATGAGAATGTAAAATATATTAAGTGTCGTGACGAATACACTTTATGTAAAACATTTCTTGAAGATTGGCAAGCAAACTGCCCTGATGTTATAACTGGTTGGAACATTAAATTCTTTGATATCCCATATCTTGTTAATAGATTTAGAAAAATACTTGGTGAAGATTCTGATAGAAAACTATCACCATGGTATATGATTAATGAGCGAGAAGTATATGCAATGAACAAAACGAATGTTGCATATGATATCAGTGGTGTTGCAACATTAGATTATATCGAATTGTATAGATGGTATGCACCTGGTGGTAAATCACAAGAGTCATATCGTTTAGATAATATTGCACAAGTTGAATTGGGTGAAGGTAAGATATCATATGATGAATTTGAAAATCTACATCAACTATATCGCCTAAACTATCAAAAATTTATTGAGTATAACATCAAAGACGTTGATTTGATTCTTAAACTAGAAGATAAATTAAAGTTAATTGAATTGGGTCTTACTATTGCATATGATACTAAAACAAATTATAGTGATATCTTTGCACAGACCCGTATGTGGGATGCAATGACATATGGTTATCTATTGAATAGAGATATTATTGTTCCACCTAATTTGCATACAAGTAAAGATAAAAGATTTGAAGGTGCATATGTTAAAGACCCACAAGTTGGTATGCATGAGTGGGTTGCATCATTTGACTTGAATTCACTTTATCCACATTTGATGATGCAATACAATATATCACCTGAAACAGTTATTGATCCTAAAAATTATACATTAGAGATGCGAGATGTTATATCTAAAGGTGTAACTGTTGATAAGATGTTGAACAAAGAAATTGATTTGACTGGTATTGAAGGTGCAACATTAACACCTAATGGTCAATTCTTTAACACAAAGATTCGTGGTTTCTTACCCAACATGTTGCAAGATATGTATGAGGATAGAAAGAAGTTTAAGAATATGATGTTGAAGGCACAACAAGATTATGAGAATGAAAAAGATGAATCTAAAAAATACGAAATTGAAAAACGAATTGCAAGATATAATAATCTACAATTGGCTAAGAAAGTTGGTCTCAATTCAGCATATGGTGCTTTGGGAAGTCAGTATTTTCGTTTTTATGACCTACGGATGGCGTTAGGAGTTACATCTGCCGGTCAACTAAGTATTCGATGGATTGAAAACAAATTAAATCAATACATGAATAAACTTTTGAAAACGGATAAAGATTATGTTATTGCT